CGGTATAGTGGTCGTCGTACGAACAACGTTGCCCTGCGAAAGGGGAACATCAAGTACGGCTTCCCTAGGGAGAGCAAACTCAACCACCCCCTTCGGAGCGACTTTTGGGAGAAACTTCCTAGTAAGCCAATAAATGGCAACAGCTACTAGAGAAGCAATACCCACGTCCAACCTCTTCACTCGTAAAGTCACCACGGTCCTGCTAGAACACCACAGCCTCAAAAGAGGGTAGTAACTAACAAAAAGCGGCTCACACAAACAAAGGAAGAAACACAAGGGGCCAAAAAAATAACCCACTATGCAATAGAAAATCATCGATTTGTTATTAAGAAATGCCGCGTGAAGCGCAGGCAAACTCAAAACGAACAAGCGTAGATAGTCGACAACACTAAGGCAGAGGTGCCTAGAAAAGTCGCGGAAAATGGCATAAAGTCTAGCACAACGAGACTTATAACTCATTCTAAAGGAAATCGGCACGCCAAAACTAACATCGGGGGCGTGGAGCTCACGCCTCGGATATTCAAAAGCTGCTATCCTCGAAGGGACAACGGGCGGCTCAACAACACCATTAGGAACGGGTGGCAGGTCCTGAGACACAGGGATCATCAGGGGAACACCAACAGGCAGACCATCCACAACACAAGTGGACGCGCCAGCGAAGTGTCTAGCATAATCGTCCCTATTGGGAAGACCAGAGCAATCGCTCAACGGCGCCCTAGAAGATGGAGCACCCGAACCTTCCTCGCGAGGAGGGTTGCGGTGATTTTCCTCAAGCTGTTCCAGAGAGAAATCCATATAACCACGGCTAACTTGGGAAGCAACAAAATTGGTCTGACCATCACGATGCGCTTTCACCCTCACGGCCAAAAACCTCACAAGATCGAACACGGAACCTTCAGCAGGAAAGCCCATGTCAACCCAAGAGTAGGGTCCCTGATTTGGATAAGATCTGGCACACTCGACTTTGAAATTCCAAAGGTTCGGAATAGAAACGTCCGTGGTGCGAGGGATCTTACCAGGATCAAGCATCCTAGTGTTCTCAAAGCAAAATTCCACCTTAGGTACTACGGTAATCATGGCATTCACACGGCGCACTATGGATATGGGGGCATTTGAGTGCAACTCGGCGTTGAGAGACTTCACATTCGTGGTCACATAAACCATTTCTGGCGAAAGGAAGATACGACCCTTCTCCTCAACGCCCGCCATGGTAGCAGGCGTCATGATGTTATTATTAAACTGTATCAAATGAGCAGCAGGGTCGGTAATGGAACAACCTGGCGAGGCTTTCGCATTAGCAGCATCATCTATGACAATATCCGTGACACCCGAATGGGCACCAGAGAGGAATTTATCATTAGAATTAACTACAAAAATCTGGTCCTTGGCAACCGTTCTACCAGTCGACTCGCGAGCCAAGAGGTTTATAAGGTTGTTAAGAAGAGAAGTCTTTCCCGAAGCCGTGCCACCATAAAGGCAAATCACGTAAGGGGAAGGACGCGGGGAACCACGTATGTTATTCAAAACAGCAACCTGAATACTCTTAAGTTTCGACCAAACACGCATAACGTTGGCATCACCACTGCGACAAAAGGGTTCACAATCTCTAACGACATTAAAAAGTCGATCCTCAAACTCACGCTTCGTCTTAAACGAAGAGTTAGGAATCTGACCAGCAGAATAAAGGTCATATACAGAAATAATCTCGACAATGCGCATATACTGGTCGCCCTTACCAGACTGCAACAAAGGTTGCAAGGAGGATAGGCGAACGGCAGTAAGAACTCCAGCAAAAATAACCGGCACATAAATAAGAGCCTTGGCTATAGCGTCGTTCGGAGAAATATCCGTG